GTGTTGTTAAATCTGTTGTTGTAAGATCTACTTTTTTATTTATAAAACTATTAGCCATTAATTTAAAAAGAAGTTTTGAGCTTCTACCTCATCCTTTAGTTCTTGTTGATATGTAGTATTTAATTTTACTATAATACCATCTATGTCTCTTGTTTGTGCTTCAGCAACGGTGTAATCATATTCTCTTGCAGGTCTTGTTAATACTTGTACTATTTTAGCCATTATCTACGTCCGTCTGGTTGTGTGTCTAATCTAAAAGTTCCTAATTTCCAACTTTGTGATGCAGCTGTATTTTCTATCTTTAATGCAATAGATCTTGCTCTTGCACGTGTATCTACTTTTAAAGTAGATGAAGTTATATCAAAAGGTCCTAACGATGAACTTGCAGATGTTTCATTAGGAAAATCTCTTAAATTTAAAGTTATTCTAGTTGTGCCTGTTTGAGATATAAAATCTGGTATAAATCTTCTTATCTTCATTAAAAACTCTCCATCACCTCTAAACGTTGCAACACCAGTTTGTTGTCCTGTGCTTGTTCTTGCTTGTGTAATATCAAAATCTCCAGACTGTATATTTGCAGTTACTGCGGTTATAGTTCCATTTCTATTTTGATCTGTTCCTGTTTCGTGTTCATAGTATGATGTTCTACCTTCCGTGTTTCCTACAACATCAAAAGACGTATCAGTGCCGGCATCATATTCTAAAGCGTGTGGTTTAGTAAATACTGCAGAATCTCTCCACATAGTTCTTGATAAACTTCCAATCGTCCAAACAGGTCTTTGTGGTGATGAATCAAAATAATTATAAGAAACCATTCTATTAACTACTGAAGAAGTAGACTCTGGGTAAAACCACATAACTTCACCAAATAAATTATTTAATCCAGCTGAAATCATTTGGTTACCTGATTCCATGTTTATGTTGTCAAAAACAAAATCTTCTACTAAACATGGTAATGATTCTAATTTACCAGCATATCTAAAGAAACCATTCTCCGACATCCAATACGCAGCACCGTCAACTTCTACACATGCATTCTGCCCTGCAAGTCCACAGTTGGTTCCAACTTGTGAAAAGGCAAATGTAAACGGTTGACCAACAAAACGTTGTGTAAACAACGCTGTATCAGTCCAAACATACAATGCATCTCTACCTCTAATAGCACCTCTAATTTGTGATCCATCAGCCAGTCTTTGTGTACCAGCTGTATTAGTTGCTGTAGGTGTGTATGTGTTTATATCTTCTTGGTCTGAAAACCTAATGAACATATCATCTTGTGTAGCTGGGTTTCCAATAGTTGTTTCTGTTCCAAAAAATACTAAGTGACGATCCGGTGTTGATACAACCATATGTCTTGATGCAGTTGGTGCTCCTGTTATAATTGTGCATCTTGTTTCTGTTGCATTTGATAAACTAGAATCCCACTCAAATACTTCAGCATCATGAATTAAACAAATTGCTTTATCACCAAAATTATCTATTGACCACATACCAGGTTCTAATACTAAGTCACCTGATGCTGCTTCACCCCAAGCAACATAGTCAGTGCTATTTTTAACTGTAGCCCCACTACTGTGTGATGATCTTGTTGAGTTCCTAACAGCTCTTGTAATACCTGTTAATGTAGTGCCGCCTGTAACACCAGTATAAGATATTTCTTCATTTCCAACTTGAATAAAATTAGTTCCTGAACTTGGAAACTGTGTAGCGTCTGCTAAAACAATAGAAGTTCCAGATCCACCTGTCCCCGCTGTGTCATCTAATAATGCTCCATTTAAAGTTGTTGTAACTGGGTTAGAAGCTTCTCCACCCCAAGATCCAAGACCCCAACCAAATCCTTTTTCTTGAACAGCAGATCCAACAGGAAAATAATGTTGAACTCTAATACCACCAGATGTGGTTGCACCAGATCCTGTTTCATTTGATGGCATGGTAATTGTTATTGTTTCTGTTGTAGGAACAGAAGTTACCATAAATTTTTTATCATCAAAATCTGATGCACTAAAATTAGATCCTGTAATTGATGTAAAATTATCTAATAAAATAATATCTTGTGGATTTATACCATGACCAGATGCGAAAGTTATTGTAACAGTTGGTGATCCATTAGTCGTAGTAAATGCACTTGTAAGCGTTGTCGTAGTTTTAATTGGGTGTATGTCATAAAATACACCTCCAGAAAAAGCATACAAAATTCTGTTGGTTCCAATAATTGCGTATCTTCTACCTAAACTATTAACAAAATGATGAAGACCACGGCCTGCACCTGTTAATTCATTTTCATTTAATGTGCCTAGTTGATTCCAACCACCTATTTTTTCTGGTGATCCATATCTAAATCTAACATTATCACAATCTACCCACTGCCCTTCGGCACCTGTAGGTGTAATTTGTTTGTTAATACCGGGCTGAAATCCTATCTTTTGAAGCATATTATTCCTAGTTTACTTTACTTTACTGGAATATCATTAAAAAATCTACTTAAAATCTTGCACGATTTTCCCTTTAAACCATGCAGGTAAGCCCAAATGAATTCTTCTATCAAATTTTTCAGCTCTAGCATTTGGTTCACTTTTATTATTATAGTGTAAAAATACTTGAGCATTATTATCTCCCTCAAAGGGTTCTCTCCAATGTTCTAAATCACATCCAGAATAAATTAACATGTCACCAGGTTCTAATTCTACTTTCACTCCAGGGCTGTTAGATGGAACATAGTCTTGAATTTTATGAACTCCTCTGTGTGGTCCTTCAGTATACCCCTCATTTTGATTTGGGTTAATAAATATTGGCCATGAATCTCCACCTAAATTCATTGTAGTCGATACACTACAAGCTGCTCTATCTTTGTGTCTTTTTAAAATATCTCCTTTTTTGTATATTCTAAAATAAGAATAAGTTGGTAATAAAACCAGACCAGTTTCTTTTTCCATTAGTGATCTTAAATCTTCTAATAAAGTTTCCATAACTATATCTGAATAATGTGAATATGTTTCAGGAACTTGTTGATCATTCCAAACTCCAAAATACTCTGTGTAAGGAGACAAATAATTAACATCAAACATAGTTCTAGCTACCTTTCTTTTTAATGAAACATATTCATATAAAAATCTAGCCATCTCTTTTGAGATAGCTCCTTTTTTAATTGTATATTTTTTTTCTTTAAAAGACATTAATCTACCACCTTTATTTTTAACTTAGACACACCACCACAAGATATAGTGCCATTAGGATATATGTTTGCAGCTATGGTAATTCTTGGTTCTTGATCCGTGTTCTCTGTAGCATAATGCATTATAGATGGAGGAAAAACCACATACTTACCAGGTTCAGTATCTTCTACATGTTTTAATAATAAACCTCCATTATCTACATCGTCGCTAGACATAGGTTGAAGATTAGAGTTTTTAAAATAAGGATTATCCATACACCAAACAGTTTTGTCATTTGATATGCCAGAGGCATAATAGTTTGAACTCATAAAAGAATTAGGGTGTTGATGTAAATGAAAAGATTGATTTGTTTTATTTAAGTTAGCCCAAGAACTTACTATCTTTAATTCATCACAAGTTAATTTCATATCTTTTTTAACTTCTTTTAAACAGTCGTGAAACCACAAAAAAATTTCTTTAAACTGTGGTAACGAATGTAAATTTATTCCTGTTCCATCTTCTTTCATTCCTGACCACATCATATTACTAGGATTTTCATTATATTCAAGTTTTAATAATTCTTGGTAAACCTTATCTATTTTATTTTTATCATAATAAAACCTATAAATAGGAAACCCTAATGCGTACACTTTATTAAACATACGGATTACCTAAATTCCAAGCTACTAAACTGTATCTTAAACCTTTAGTAACAGGTTTAACCTTATGCCAAACAAAAGATGGAAAAACTACAACAGAACCCTTTTTTTTAATTTGATCGCACACAACAATTTCTTTTTTAGATTTGTTTTTAAAATCAAATTCTAATTCACCCCCTTCATATTCAGAAGAATCAGATAATGCAACTATCGCAGATAGTTTTCTAATTAAACCTTTTCTCCAAGGTGGCTCAGTATAGGGTTTACCAAAAGCATCACAATGCCAATCATAGTGTTGATTTAAAGCGTACTTTGTAAATTGACATGCTTCTGAAGCACTCCATTGAAAATTCCAACCGGCACTTTGATTAGCTGTGTGTATAAAAGGATTTATTTCATTATATATCCAAGTATCATGTAAAAAATTTACATAAGAATCTCTTTGAACTTTTAATTTTTCTTTATCTTCTTCTGTTAATTCTTTTTTATTTTGAAAATCTCCTGTAACTGCTAATTGTTGTTTAAAAGATAAACCATATTTAATTATTTCATCACACATTCTATGAGGAATTACAGAATCAAACCACCAATAATAATTTTCTAAATTCATTCTTCAAACTTTCTTATTGAAATTATAGGAAACCAATCTTTTTCTACACTATAAAAAAAGAAAACTTGTGTTAATCTTTCAGTGTTTATTGGATGCAAATTTGCACCATGGTATATTTTAGCATCATATATTACTGCCCTATTGTATAATCCCTCAACCTCTACAGTTTTTTTAAAATGTATGTTGTTTTGATTTCTTGCTTTTTCAAACTCTTCCTCTGTAAAATTATCTTTATTATGTATTTCAGAACTAATAAACTTTTCTTTACCAAAAGTTTTAGATTTATAAAAGTTTGTTCCAGAAATATTATCCTTATCTAAATATATGATTGCAGCCATTAAACATTTATCTGTATGTATCCATCCTTCATTAGATATATTTTTTATTCCAGGTGTTTTTTGAAAACAAGTATTACAAACATGACGTGTTTCATCCTTATAAAAAGCACGTAATATTTTTTGACTAGACCATTCAAAATAACCTTTATCAACTTCATGTAAGGGTTTACTTCTTAAACCATACCAATAATCTCCTTTTTGTCTTGAGTAGTATTGTAAAGAATTTGCAAATGTTACAATTCTATCTGGTTCATCAAAAAAATTATCTATAATAGTTATTGGAAAGTGCATATAAAAATTATTCTTTCTTCATTTGGCTTACAAAATTCTTGAGCATGATAATTCATTCCATCAAAAAAAACAACCTTATTTTTCTTAGGAGTTATTGTGTGTTTAAGAGTGTGTTCTTTTTGAATTTTATACCAATTGCGTTCATAGTCTATTTGAGTTTGTTTCTTTTCCTTAAAAGTTTCATTAAATATTAAAGTGTTTCCAGACGCATTATTTAAATAAAGTATCATTACTTGGTGAGGAAAATCATGGTCTACATGTAAGTCAGCATGTTTAGCTGTGTAATAAAAACTCATGTTAATATTCATTCTTAAAATTTTATTTACTTTAATATTAGATCTCTCACACAACCTATCAAAAATTTTTTTAAAATAATCATAATGTGGAGAGTTTTTACCAAGACTTGGATCTAGTAAAGCATGAGAATTATAAGGAAAATTATTTAAAGTAGAAGGTCTATAGAACCAAGGAAAGTTATAATCTTTTACAATTCTTTCTATATTTTCAACATCACCTTTGGGTAATATATCCTCTTTCTCAAAAATCACTTAAAATTTGCCAGTAAGAACGTATAAATAATGTGCTTGTTGATTCCAAATTCCACCTTGATTTGTTGCAGGTTCAGCAGATTCTTTAACAACCATTTTACCAGAACCTCCAGCTCCACCTCTACTAAGTGGGTTATTACCACCTTGTCCAGCTCCGCCACCACCTGTGTTTGCATCTGCATTTAAAGGTCCTGGGCCAGCGTCTCCGCCACCACCAGATCCACCCGATGCAGGTGGATTAAAATATGCTCCGCCAGCTCCTCCGCCGCCAAAAGTTCCACCACCATTAGGTGAAGGAATTACAGGTGTCGTATCTAAACCAGCTCCGCCAGCTCTTCCACCTGGGCCTGGTTGTCCAGAACCAGATCCACCACCACCAGCACCACTTTTTGCTGGATTAGCTGACATTGGCCATTGTTGTGATCCTCCTGGATTACCTTGAGGTGGAGAAAAAGAAGGTGTATTACCTGATCCTCCAGCGTGTTGATTACCACCTGATCCAGATCCACCAGAAATTCCTGCTTCGTTTTGCGCTGCAGGTCCGCCACCACCTCCATGACATATAAATAATGGACTAGGGGATGGTCCTATAAAAGTATTTCCACCTGATCCGCCATCAGAATCCGATGGTGTGCCTGCTGATCCACCAGCTCCAATTGTAACACTAACTGGTGAACCGGGATTTGAAATATTTGTTGCTGTTCTTACTCCTCCAGCTCCGCCCCCACATCCATTTCCAGCTCCGCCACCTCCGCCGCCAGCAACTGATATGATTGTTAAATCAGAACTACCTCCTTGAGGTGCAAAAGTTCCGTCAGAAGTAAAAGATGTAAAAGCTTCGGAAACCGCTGCGCTAGGTGTGTATGATAAAGCTGTGTAACCACCATTATCTCTTAATTGATTACCAGCTTGAGTGCTTGTTAAATAATTTAATGTTGTAACTGTTGTTGACATATTATTGTATATCCCATTGTTGTGTATCTGAATTCCAGTAAGCTATGCTACCATCATCAACTTCTTTTGTACAGCGCCATCTTTGATTATCATCTTCCCAAAAAAATATTGTCATCCATCCATCAGCCGGTCTTTCTGTTGGATTGTTTGCTAACGGAGATACCCAATCATTTGTGTCATTTAATACCCAACTATCATATGGTTTAATTCCAACAAACTCATCTCTAACTGGATCATAAGTTCCGCCTATTGTGGCGTACCTTTTTCTAAAATTACCATTATATGAAGTTTGTTTCCAAGAGACAACTCCGTTATCTATAGTCCACTTTTGACCTTCGTGAAAATTTTTACACCAAGTCTCGCCATCAACGTGCATGTCATTTTCACCTAATGGTCCATCAGAAGTTTCTATATCATTAGAAACCACGGATACGTGTTTCACGACATTGTTAGCATCGAGGTGAGCAAAATGAGCCATAAGCTTTTACCCTCCTACGCGTCGTTCAGTACTTCGTAAGATATAATTAAGTCTAGATCACCTGAAGCACTAGCTCCGCCTTTTAAAACATCTGCCTCCATTAAATAGATTGGAGAATCAACAACAACTAAAGTTGAGTCAGCTGGAACAGCCACAGTTTTTGCTAAGTATACAGTTGAACTACCAGTAGCTGTAATACCTGTTGCACCGTTACCCATACCATCAATGAATAAATCAAGATCTGCTGAGCTGCTGCCATCAACGTTTGCACAAGTAATTCTATTAATTTTTAGAACTACATCAGATGCAACAGTTAATAAAGTTGTAGTTAATGTGTTAGATAAATTAAAGCCTAAGTTACCAGCGTTAATTGTTGCTACATTTACTAGATTTGGATTTGCCATATTTTATTTCCTTTCCTATTTTTAACCGAAAATTAAAGCCATTGCAATAGCTTTTCCTGTGTTAATTGGAGAAGAATCAAAGGTTAATTGACCAACAGCTGTTGTTCCTGAACCAGTGATACTGTCTACCTTTAAAAATGTCCCAGCTGTTACGTTTCCAGTTGGGTAAATAATTGTGTACGACTGAGACGCACTATGTGGGGGTGATTGTAATTTAATTCCGTGGCTGTTAGATTCACAATTAAGTTGAATCGAACCTGGATTTGTTGCACCTTTAATTTCAATAAGTCCTGTGCCATTTGGACCTAATATTACGTTACCATTTGTTGTACTTGTATTTATTTCTCTAGCTTGAACATCTAAATTACCACCTAATTGTGGTGAAGTATCTGCTTCAACACTAGCAATACCTGTAGCAACAGTTATAATATCTGGGTTTGTTCCATCGTTTGCAGAAGCAAAAACAATTTGATCACCTTTATTTGTAGCTGTGAAAGTAAATGAATCTCCAGATCCAGATGCATATTTAAATTGTACTGTGTAAGCACCTGATGATGAGTTTCTTAAAATATAAAAAGTTTGAACATCTAATGGTATTGTAACCACAGCATTGTCTGAAATCGTACCTGTAAATTCTATCATTCTGTGTGCAAGAGTTGCACCAGTTGATCCATCGGAAGCAGTTAAAGTTACTGTGCCTCCACTCGTTAATGCTTGTTGTGTAAAACCACCTGAAATTTGTTCTAAAATTTGTAAGTTTGTATTAGTCTTCGTACCCCATGTTCCGGCGTTTTCACCAGTTGCTTGAAGTTCGACTCCTAGTCCCGTATATGTTGATGCCATTTTTTATCTCCTATGCAGCGTCACTATAACTTGTATTTGATCCAGTTGCAACATCTGTATACGAAGAATTTGAACCTGTGTCAACGTTAGAATATGCTTGAATTCCAAAGCCCGAAGCAGTTCCAAAAGCAGCTACAGAAGATGTTATTTCTTGACCTGTTAACCCTACTGTATTAGCCGATAATGTTATTGAACCAATAGAAGGTGTTATAGTTTGACCTGTTAGTCCTACCACTAATGGAATAGGGTCTATATTACCAACAGATACAGTTGCAGAAATACCTGTTATTGAAATAAGTTCTTGTTTACCAACTACTACATCATCAACAGAGGCTGTTGCAGAAACACCTGTTATTCCAACGACATCCGCTGGTGTTATAGACCCAACAGAGGCTGTTGTAGATTGACCTGTTAAACCAATTGTAGCTTCTCCAATTTGTAATAATCCAACAGATGAAGTTATACTTAAACCTTGAACTTGTTCTGGAGGAAATATTTTTCCTACATCAACAGTTGTAGAAACACCTGTAAGGCCCATCACGTCTGCTACCGATAATGAAAATATTCCCCAACCTTGGCCTTCTCCCCAAGAAGCTTCATTCCAAGCATTTGCAGATACGTTAGATGTTATTGCATCAGGAGCAGTTAATTCAAAAGTTATGGCAGATTGACCATAATTTTCTTCTCCCCAACCATCTCTACCCCAACCTGCATTTATTTCAGTTGATACTGAACTAGAACCAATTGAAGAAGTAATTTCTAAACCACTTGGTTTAACCACAGGGTCATAACTTTCTCCCCAAGGTTCTTGACCCCATGAATCTCTACCCCAACCTTGTTGAGCTGATGCTACAGCTGTTCCAAGAGACGCCGTAAAACTTAAACCAGTTGGAAAAACTATTTCATCGTTTACTTGTCCCCATGAACCACCGGTGTCCCATGCCTCAACTCCCCAACCACTAGTTAAAGCATCGGTGTAACCCCAACGGCCCGTGTTCCAGGTTGTGCCTGATTGGTTCCAAGTATTGGCCATAAGGACTTCCTCCTTATGCTAATCTTATGATTGCGTTTGTTGCGTCTGCTGTTGGAAATTGAATTGTAAAAGTTCCGCTTGATACAGTTTTATCACCACCAAAAGCAATGACTGCACACGCTTTATTTGATTGTGATGAATTATAAATTAATGCACCGTTAGCAGTGAAAGATGCGTCTGTAAAATTTACATCTGCAAAATCACAAAAAGCTGTGGTTCCAGACGTAGTAGGTGTCACGCTTGTAAGCGTTGCACCACCAGAAGTATATGCAGTTCCTGATGAATTTGTAATTTCGTTTGATGATGAAAAAGCTGTTGTTGAAGCTCCTAAAGTTGCAGAGCTTGTGTATAAAGCTATTTTAAAAGTGTTTCCAGTTGTGGCTGTAAAGTTGTGTGTACCAACTAAAAGCTCTTGTTTAAAACTCGTACAAATTGCCGATGTTATTGCCATATTTTATCTCCTATGGGTTTGCTGAGGTAATCGGTATTCTAACTGCCCCGTCTGTGTAGTCATCTCTTCGTCTTCTACCGACTTGCTCATTAGCAAACTTCTGTACCTCTTGTTTATATTTATTTTCGTATAAAGTCAACATATCAATCGGACCTTTTAAAAATCCATATGTTTCTGATAGACAGCAGTATAATAGGCCATTTGGGAAATTTAAACTAATATAATTAGTAACGTTATCTGAAGCCAAAGTAGCCGGCATTTTGTTAAAATGCACTCTAAATTTATATGTTGTATCAGGAACAGGAGCAAACATCATTCTTCCAGAATTTGTATCACCGTCTCCTGTAGCGTTACCAAACATAGCGTAGTATTTAGGTTGACCTCTTTTAGCAGATTCTGTGGATGAAACATACTCTTGTAAATATGTAATATCTTTTTTTTCTAACCAAACATTAGCACCAGTTGTGGCTGATGTTGAATCATAAACTTGTATACCTCTAATAAATAAACAACCAGCTGGGGCGTTTATTGATTCTTGTCCAGTAACTAAATTACCTATTTGTTGTCTTCTATCTGCATCAATAGGAATGTCTCTCATTATTCTATATTGAGAATTTAAAATAATGTTTTCTAGAATAGAATCTGTTAAAACATTAGAATCTGTTTCTGTATAATTTCTAATTTGTGTAACTAAACCTGAAAAACTTAATCCAGCCATTATTTAACTCCTACAATTTCTAAACATCTTGGACATGTTTTTCTAAATCTTGTGTGACCAGAACAATGTAATGTGCTCTCCTCTTTATGAACAGGAATTTCTGGTTCTGGAACTTTAGTGTAATACTCTATATGCTCATCTTCTTCTGGACATGCACATTGTTTTATTCCAAATAAACTACAAATAAAATTTTTAATACGTTGTATCATGCCGTTACCGTTACAGGTCCTGCTGATGCAGAACCGCCTCCTCCTGTTTCAGTTATACTAGATGTTGTGCCTGTTGCAAAGGTATAATTATCGTCGTTTGTTTTGGTTATTGTATATCCCGCAGCTAAATTTATGGTGGCTGCGGCCACTCCTCCAACAACACTAGCATCTCTAAAACACACTGTATCCCCTGTTGATCTACCGTGATTTGGTTCATTAACAGATATTGTTGTAGAACCATTTGTTGTTGTAAATGCATTTAATGGTAATAAATTAGGGACAGCAGTTTCTGTTCGATCTGGTCTAACATTACGTAATGATATTGCATCACCATTCATGGGTTTTGGTTCTAATTGTGGTTGCTTTGGTTCAAATTCAGACACATGCACAAAAGCACCATTCCATTCCCTAACCATTTCTCTATAAGGAAACTCCATACCAGATCTATCTGATATTGCTCTTGCGTATTTACCTGTTGCGTACTTTGCCATTATGTTCCTGGATAATAAGCTTTAGGCGTGATGTGTGTGCTTGAAGCTGATCCGTCCTCTGCTAATGCTCTTGCCAACTCATCCTCGTAGGCTAATTTTGTAGCTTGCAAAAGCTGTGGTTGATATTTTTGTGATAGATAATATGCAAGTCCTGATACCATGCAAGGTACAAACCTAAATGGCACATCAGTTGCATTTGTGTAATCTCCAACATCTTGTATTCTTTTTATAAAAAAGAAATGCATATCTTTAGATGCATTTGAAGAATCTGGTGTTGGATAGATATGTATTGTAACTTTATCTATAAATCTCTCAACCCAATATTGGACTATCAGATTGAGTTGTTTGAGTTCTATTAGATCTTAATTGTGCTTCAAGGACATCGGATATACCAAATACACTAGCAGGGTCTGTAGTTGTTGCTGACGTTCCATCATCGCTAGATCTAAAAAAATCATAGTCTGCCTGACCTTCTATAAGATCCAAATTAGTAGAACCCACTTCCCAATAATGAATACCTCTATTACCCCATTCTTGAAATAGGATATTAAGAGATCTTCTAGCAGATTTAAGTTGATAACCTGCTACAGAATTTAATCCGATACGTTCGAAAGCATCCTCTATTATTTCTTCAATAGCAAAAGTTTTGTCGAACGTTGTTGTTCCCGAAGTAGTATTAGCCATTTAAACTCCTACGATTCGTAAACTTTAATCCATTCACAAACGATTGTGCCTGTATCTCCCGCTGTACAAGCTGGTAAAACAACGTTTACGTCACCAGTAAAACCCGTTGCTTCTGTATTTCTTAATCCACCAAATGATGAATAATCATATTCCATTTCACCTGCTAAAGTTTGAAATACTACATCTGTGTCTGCATCCCATTGCATTCTAATTGCATCTGCTGGTGCAGTTACTGAAACATTAAAGTGTACTTTATTTAATCTTACAGTTTTGCAAGTTTTACCGTTGCTTGATGTTAACGCAGAAACATCAACTATTTTAGTTGTGCTCCCAGCATTATCAGAAACCACGTTGTAATGCGTGATTAACTTTTTGTCTCCTTGAAATACAATATTATTTAATACTGTGTCTGCCATGTTTCCTCCTTTTCAAGAGCGCCTGCATCACCAGGCGCTCCGAGTTTAATTAACTATTAACTTACTGCTGCACTAAATGGTGTAGCTAAGTCTCCTGTTCCTCCCGTAAATACTTCAACTGCATATTTACCTGAAGCTAAAACAGTGCACTCAATTCTAGCGTGTGTTACACCGCCAGTTGTACTTCCATTTAAAGTTATAGTGTCAGATGCTGCTGCTGTCACGAAGCCTTCCATGTTGTCACTTGTATCTGTGTCAACAATAGTTGCCATTCCAGTCATGACGTCTGTTGCGTTTGCAACCTGAACAACTAAGTCTCCAGTTTTAGTGATAGAATTTATGATTGTAAATTTAGCACCAACGTTACTTAGGTTTGTTAGATCTGCATCTGGTCCCGCTATATTTGAATCAGCATTAGCGTTTGTAGCTGGTAATGTATAAGTTACCGCTCCTGCCGCATCGTTGTGAATGATTTTTCCAGCATGTGAATCCACTGTAAGTGAAATGCTAGAATCTGCATCTACAACGTTAGCTGGTCCTGTATTGATGAATCCTTTTTTAGATATCACCGGACCCGTAAATGTAGTTTTTGCCATAATTATATCCTCCTAGTTTTCCGAATACTGTCTCTAGGCCGTCGACTATACGCGTCAGTATTCTAATTAATTGTATAGTGATATATTTATACACTACATTTCAATAGAGCGCAAGAGAGCCTGTAATGTGGATTGGATTTTTCCAACGATGTAGCTTTTTATTAAGTAGCTACAGAAACTTGAGGAGCAGCATCGTCTATTTTATTTTGTGCAGTAGCTTTTTTAGCTTCTGCAAGTTTGATCTGGCTAATTACTTCTCTGACTTTTCTGTCAATCTTAACCATATCGAGAGTATATCTACCCTCTTTAAGATGCTCTTGCTCCCATCGAAGATCTAGTCCCTTCTTCTGTGTATAAAGGGTCTCCAGATGTTGCATTATCGCCTCCATCAATAACCTCCTCATAGGTTATTCTGTTTACCCTTGGATCGTGCATCTCTCCAAGATATTCCCATTTTATATCATTTTTTCCTAATTTGTCAATGATAGCGTTTTCTATGTCTAATGGGAGGTCTAAAGACTTTATAGTAAAATCTGCATACATTTTATAAGCAGATATCTGTATTCTAAATTTTTTAATCATCTCACTTTTGTATTTATAAATGGGGCCGTTTTGAGGCGGCCCCATAAAATTTAGTTATTACGCACCTTCTACGCCGTAGATACCTCTGAAGTCAGATACTCCAAATGAGTATCTTTCTCTAGCTTTGTATCTTACGTTTCCAGTATCGAAGTCACCTTCCATTGCAGTTGTCAATGGAGCTCTATTGAACATTTTCATG